TAAATAAGAGTTCATTATATAAACTTATTATGTTCCCCAATTATGTAAACCGAACAAACATACGCAAACTGGAAACCCTTGTCCTGCAACGGGTACAAGGCTTACAATAATTGGAAATAACTCAAGTTAACATAATATATTATTATTTTTACAAAAAGCCTAAAAGCCTAGAGCCCCAAGGGATAGAGCAAGTTAACAAAATACAAATAAGAAGTTTACATAATATTATTTTATGTAAACTAAAGTTTACGTAAAGTATATTATGTAATCCAATGTATTACAAATGTAATATTTATTTTTATATTTTTATTGACTTTTATCATTTTTTGTTATAATATAGATATAGTTGATAGGGTAACCTAATCAAAAATATATAGGGTTGTGACCGAACACAAGAAGGGAAGTAATACAAATGGCTAATAAGTATGAGGTAAAAGTTAACGAAAAAAAAGGAAGTTGTGATAATGCACTTTTCGAAAAAATGGCAATGAAAGGGGATATTACTGCAACAAAACTATCTGAAGTATTAGGACAAGTAGTACATATTTCAGGATATGCAAGTTGTACTATTACAACAGAAGATAAAACTTTCGATATTAATTATTTTGATACAGAAGAATTTGGACTAATAAGTTCTGGTAGCGAGATATTTTTTGAGAGTGTAAAAGACTATTTTGAAGAAGTAGACGAGGTAAGACTTACAGAAGTTAAAACTAAAAAAGGTAAGACATATAAAGCTGTTCCAATTTTAGATAAGAAAACAACAAACAAAGAAACTACAAAGAAGGAAGAAGAAACAACAAACGACGAATTACCTTTTTAATTTGTAGGGAGTTGACAGTAAATGGCTAATAAAAAAATTCCAATGACACCTGCAAAGGTGTCATTGTTTAATGAAATGAAGAAGTTAGCAAAAAGAGCTAATCAACGTATGGTAAGACTAGAACGACTTACTGGTATGACTGGTTCATTTGCTACTAAACAATTATATGACTATTTAGACAATGGGGTATTACAAGCAATTACACCAAAGGGTAGAGTAGCTGTAAAAAAATCTTATTCTATAGATGAAATGAATTCAATTATAAAAGCCTTAAAAGATTTTATGAATGATGTATCTACTACGCCTCAAGTAAGAAAATTAACCAAAGAATATTCGGAACGTATAGGAAAGCCTATTGATATTGAAAGAGCTAATACAATATATCAAATTGATACTAATTATAAATGGATATATGAATATTACGATAGTGATTTTTGGGATATTGCAAGAGAGAGTGTTGTTGAAAATTGGTCACTTGACGACTGGTTGAATAAAATACCAGCTAATGCAAGTAAAGAAATGGTAGTTGATGAAGAAATGAGATTAAAGCTTGAAAACTTATATACGTATACGAGGGATACAAAAATTTGATACCTTGGTTAGAATATGAAGGTCACATACCAAAAATCAAAGGAAAACGTAATAGGTTTGATAATACGATATATACATTTGATATTGAAACTACTTCTTATATTATACTAAATGGTAAACAAATGAATACTAAAAAATATTTGAAGTTATCTGATAAAGAAAAAGAACAATGCAAATTTTACGCTTGTATGTATATTTGGCAATTCGGAATAGACGATAAAGTTTATTTCGGAAGAACTTGGGATGAATTATATCATTTTTTAGAACGTATTGAATGGTTTGCTACAGATGTTAAAAAATATGTATTTGTACATAATTTAGGTTTTGAATTTCAGTTTTTAAGAAATTATTTTACTTTTTCTGATGTATTTGCAAGAAAAAGTCATAAAGTAATTAAAGCTACTATGAATGAATTTAATTTTGAATTTAGATGTAGTTTATTTATGACGAATTTACAACTTAAAAAACTACCAGATGTTTATAATTTACCAGTAGAAAAATTAGTAGGTGATTTAGATTACAATAAAATTAGACATTATGAAACAAAATTATCTGATGAAGAATTACATTATTGTGAGAATGACTGTCTAGTTGTATATGAATATATTAAAAAAGAGCTTGAACAATACGAAACAGTAAAAAATATTCCTTTAACATCAACTGGACACGTAAGACGAGAACTTAAAGATACAGTTCGAACAAACTATCCATATAGAAATAAAGTTAGAAAAAGTATAAATACCGACGGACATATTTATAATTTACTTATTAAGGCATTTGCGGGGGGTTATACGCACGCAAATTGGTTATATACAAATGAGATAGTAAAAGACATTACAAGTTTTGATTTTACGAGTTCTTATCCTTACGTAATGGTAACACATAAGTTCCCAAGTCGAGCTTTTAGAAAATGCAATATAAAAAATAGAAGTCAAATGTTAAAATCTATGGCATATTTATTAGTAGTTCGTTTTACAGATATAAGTTGTAAGTATTTTAATAATTTTATTAGTCAAAATAAATGTACAAAAATTAGGGGTGCTAAATTTGATAATGGTAGAATTATTGGAGCAAAAGAAATAGAAATCGTACTAACTGATGTTGATTTTTATTTTATTTTAGCTACTTATAGTTGTGAATACGAAATTATAGAAAGTTATTATTCTAAATATGATTATTTACCTAAAGATTATATTAATTTTATTTTAGATAAATATGTTACTAAAACAAAATATAAAGGAATTGAAGAAAAAAAGCTAGAATATAATTTAGAAAAAGCTAAATTTAATAGCTTATATGGTATGACAGTTACTAATAATATTAAAGATATAGTAGTTTTTGACAATGAAACTGGCTGGTCTGAGATACAAATGACAAATGATGAAATAATATCAAAATTAGAAAAAGAAAAAAAGGACGGTTTTTTGTCTTTTAGTTATGGTGTATGGGTTACTGCTTGGGCTAGATATAATCTATTAACTAACGTAATAAAACAAGATAAGTTCTGTGTTTATTGTGATACTGATAGTATGAAACTAAAAAAAGGTTTTGACATAAGCTATATAGACGAATATAACAAAAAAGTAATAGAAAAAATAAAAGTAGCAAGTAAAGAATTAGAAATAGACATAGACAAATTTAAGCCAAAAGATAGTAAAGGAAAAGAACATATTATAGGCTTATTTGATTTTGACGGACACTATGAAGAATTTATAACACAAGGGGCTAAAAAATACGCATATACAAAATATATAGATAAATCTAAAATTAAGGATAGTATGAATGTATTAAAAGTAAAAGATGATAAGGCATTAATACTTGAAATAACAGTCGCTGGAGTTCCAAAACAAGGAGCTAAGGCACTAAAAAGTTTAAAAGATTTTAAGGACGATTTTGTTTTTGATTTTAAATATACAAATAAAAATTTATTAATATATAATGATGAAATGAAACCGTTTGAGCTAACCGATTATAAAGGAAAAACAAGAACAGTTACAGATAAATATAGTTGTGTTTTAATTCCTACGACTTATGTTTTAGGAAAATCTGAGGAATACGCAAATTTACTTTCTGATGAAAGTAGTGCAAGAGCAATGTATGAGGAGTGATAAATATGAGTAAGCAAAAAGATTTACAATTTATTCAAGGTTTTAGTAAAATATCCATAACTAGTATATGCGAAAAAAATAATATATGTAAACAAAATATTTTTTCTGGAACTGCATCCGAAAAAAATTTAGCAAAAGTAAAAGAAGAAGTACAAAAAGAATTTGCTAAATTGTATTTACAAGGTGATGACAATGAGTAGAACACAAATACATTATAATTTGGATAAAATTGATAATTTAAATGCCAATTATAATTTGATATATGGTGAAAAATCTAACGGAAAAAGTTATCAAGTTAAGCACAAAAAAGGTATTGAAAAATACTTAAAAACTGGTAGAAGATTCATCTTAATGAGAAGGTGGGAAAGCGACCTTACATCTGCTTGGATAGAAAGTTATTTTTCGGATGTAGATATACAAAAGCTAACTAACAATAAATATAATTGTGTAACTAAATTTAGAAATGAATTATATCTCACTACAATGACCGAAGATTATAAGAAAAAAAGAGGGGAAAAAATAGGATATGCAATACCTATTTCGCTTGAACAACGTTATTCTGGAGCAAGTTTTTTAGACGTAGACGATATAATTGTCGAAGAGTTTATGAGTAGAGGTATTTATATTGTAAATGAGCCAAGCAAATTAATGACATTTTATAGTACAGTTGATAGAAAAAGAGGAACTACTAAACTATGGCTTGTTGGTAATACTGTAAGTAGAGTATGTCCGTATCTTAAAGAATGGGGTTTATATGATATAATGAAAAATCAAAAGCAAGGTGATATAAACACTACTATTATACATAATGAAGAAAACGACGTAAAAATTGCTGTAGAATATTGTAGGTCATCTGGTGGTAAAACAATGGCTATAGGACAAGCAAAGAATATGATAGACAAAGGCGAATGGCAAACAGACATACAACCAAAACTTCCTAAAAGTTATAAGGCTTATGATATATTATTTAGGTTTGGTTTTCAGTATCAAAGTTTTAAATTTATATGTGAGTATTTAGTAGACAAACAAGAAAATAAATATCCTTGTTGGTTTATATATCCATACAATAAAAATTTTGAGGATAACTTTATTGTTTTTTCTGATGAAATAAAAATAAGTCCTTATTGGCAACGTGATATATATAATGTTACAATAAAAAACGAAAAACTTAAACATTTATTTCAAAGTTTTAGGGAAGATAAAATTTTTTTCAGTTCTGATATGTGTGGTACGGACTTTAAACAAGTAATTGATTTTAATATTAAGAGGTGATAAACTATGCTTGAATATTTAAAAGAATTATTACAAGATATACAACATATTGATATTAAAGAACAAAAGCAAAAATCTTTTGCTTTGGAAACAGCTATTGATATTTTATTAAAATTAAGAAATGAGAAAGGGTGATAAAAATGGCAACATTACATAGTGAAATAATATTATGTAGAAATATTAAACTTGATAAAAATTACATAAATGTATTAAGTTATTCTACAGAACAAATGCTTGATTTATGTAGACGTAATGCAATAGCAACCGCTAGTGATTATTCTTTTATAAGACAACATAATAATAATATATTCACTGGATTCACATATGAACAATGCTTGCAAGCAAATTATATAGCTTTTCAAAATAAAGATTATAGTAATAAATGGTTTTTTGCATTTATTGATGAAGTAAATTATTCTGGTGAAATGAACACAGAAATTCGTTATACTATTGACGCTTGGTCTACATTTTTTGATGATTGGCAAAAACAACCTTGTTATATAACAAGACAACACGTAAACGATGACTCAATAGGTGCAAATTTAATAGATGAAAATTTAAACGTTGGGGAAGTTGAGGCAATAAACGTAGTAAAAGACGACAGTCTAGACAATACATATGGATATTATATTGTTGTTGGTTCTACGTGGGATATAGGGGATAATAGCAACCCATCTAAACAGATAGTTGGTTCTAGTTTATATAACGGTTTAATATCTGCTGAAAAACTTTTTGTAATTCCAGCAAGTCTAGGTTCAACTATTGTAGACGCTGTTAAAAATTTACAACTATTTATTTTTCAATCTGCTGAGGACGGACACTTAGCCGACATAAGAAATGTATATATAGTACCTAATTTTTGTATAAGTCCAGCCGACTTACAATTACACGAAAAAACTACAGGAGAATATACTTGTACATATTATACTTTAAATAATGGAGTAGATATACCTAGTTCAAAATTACAAGCAACTTGTACTACAAATTATAGAGGATATAAACCGAAAAATAATAAATGTTTTATTTATCCATATCATTATCTATTTGTTACTAACAATAATGGTAATAATAATATATACAAATATGAAAATTTTTCAAACTTTTTTAGTCCAGAATTTCAAATAAATTTGATAATGATGCCTGGGTGTTCTGGTAGAGTAATTCCACAAAATTATAAAGGTATATCGGATAATATTGACGAGAGCTTACCACTTGCTAAATATCCAATATGTGAATGGAATTGCGACGCATATATTAATTGGTTATCTGCTAATGCTGTAAATATTCCTAATCAAATTATAGGATTTACTAATAATTTAAGTAGTCAATTTCAAAATGGTGGTATAGATTCAACTGCTGGTTCTATAGCAAGTAATATTATAAATGTTGCTGGAAATATTGCAAATATAATAGGACAATTTTATTCTGCGTCTTTACTTCCTAGTATTCAAGGTGGTAACAATACAGGTGATGTAAATTTCGTTAGTAATGCAAATAATGTTTTGATATATGAATATAAAGTAAAAGACCAGTTTTTAAAAGTTATTGATGATTATTTTACCCGTTTCGGATATAAAATTAATGATATAACAATGCCTAATATTATAGGTAGAAGAAATTGGAACTATATCGAAATACCAAGTTCCGAAAGTATTGGATATGGAACAGTACCAAGTCAGTATATGGAAGAAATAAATAATGCGTGTAGAAAAGGTGTTACTATTTGGCATAATCACGACAATTTAGGAAATTTTAATTTGGATAATTCTATAGTATAAAAATAAACTAGAGGTGAACACCTCTAGTTTTTTAGTTGTTAAAAAAAGTAAATATAAAATTTGAATAATAGTAGCTTGGAATGATTAAATATTATCATAATTTTTTATTTTTGTCAAATAATTATTGCTCAGGTGTAATTTCTGCTTGTTTAAAAGCTTGTAATAAATACAAAGAATTCCAGAAGAATATTCTAACTTGTTTAGCTGAATTATCTACATTAAACCAAGTAGTTAATTCTAATGTACCGTCTGTTTTAACTGTAATACTACACTGGTCAACCTTTTCAAGATTTTGTCCGTACGCTGTAAGACCGCAACAAACTAAGGTAATATCTTTTGTTGGTCTTAATGGTGTATTAAGTAATTTAACTGTTCTATTTAGTGAACCAATATCTGGATTGTTAATTCTTAGTATTCCATAAAGCTTAAATATTGAATTAGTATCATCATATGCAAGTGTCAATCCACTATTTCCAAAATCATTCCCGCAATTTTGACCATTTACAATATTTCCTGTACTAGAATTAAAAATCATAGAATTTTTCAAATTAAATTTATCTAAACCATTTAGTGCTTTATTTGCATTTGTATTAGCATTTTGTGCCATAGATAAAGCAGAACTTGCGTTACCGCTCGCAGAATTTGCTGTTTGTACAGCTGTTTCTGCATTTTGTTTTGCTGTACTTGCGTTGTCATTTGCTGTTGTTGCTAAACTTAAAGCATTTGTTGAATTTGTATTTGCTCCATTTGCTGTAGTATTTGCTTGATTTGCTGTTTCTAATGCTTGTGTTGCTGAACTATTTGCATTTTCTGCGTTTGTTTCTGCACTCTGTGCTTTACTATCATTTGCTTTCATTTGTGTGTCAATTTTAGACATTGCTTGATTAAAATCACCTAACCAAGAAGGTACGTCATTGGCTACAAATTGTGGTAGCTCGTAATTTGGTGTTTTATTTGTTGAACTCATAATAAAAATCTCCTTTCAAATTAATTTATTTTATGGCATTAAAATTGATTTGCCAGTAAAATCATAGTTGTATGCTGTTATGTCTTTGTCGTCGTAGTTTTGAGCTGTTAAGCTTAAACTATCATATTCACTTGCTGTTATAGGATTTTCCTTATGGAAGTTAGCAAGTTGAATAATTACGTCTGTAATTAATGTATATTGCCCAGTAAATGGGGATATCATATAAAATCTAGGGTCGTGACCTAAATAGTATCTAGCATATAAATCATAAGTTCTTGCAGTTAAATTTTTATTGTCATATTCTTCTGCTGTAAGTCCTAAACTGTCATATTCTAGTGCAGTTAGTCCATAGTATCTTAAATAACCATATAAGTCATCAACTGTTGCTTGTAAATAATCATATGTACCCGTTACTGGGTTATAAACTTTTATACCATTTTTTGCTATGTCGTCTATTTCTTCTTGTATTTTCTGTATTTCACTATCAATATATATTTTTAGTAGACTATCTTGATTATCTAAATATTCCTTAATATTTGTTATTTTATTGTCGATATATTTCATAAGTGTACTATTTATTTTTGCTATTTCTTGGTCTGTATATAGTTTTGCTTGTACCAGATTTTCACTAATTAATGTCTTTAGTTCATTATCGTTATTGTCTATATATTGATAAATTGCGTCGTCTTTATTATCTATATAAGTTTGTAATTGTTTTATCTGTTCGTCGACATAATCGGTAAATGTATCAAAATTTAAGTCTTTTAGGTAATTTTCTATATATAGAACTACACCAGCTAACTTGCATAGTCTTTTATATGTTGTTAAGCTGTCAAAACTTTCCTCAATAAAAGGAAAACTACCATTTTGACAACAACCCATAAAATCTAATGGTATTGGGGTAAAAGCTCCTATCATTTATTTTTCACTTCCTTTCAAATTTAAGGTATCATATAAAATAAACTTTCTAAGTCTTTGTAAATTAATGAATATATACTTTGTATATTTTGTTGCATTTCTTTTAATATAGATATTTTATCGGCTGGGCTACGTTCTATTATTTCGTTATATTTGTTGGTATCCTCTGAATTACTACTACCTCTGGAATTAGAACTATCTGTGCTTGTTGCATTGTTTGTATCGTAATTATAATTAGTTACATATTTACCGTCGCGAACATTGTCAAGCTGATTTTGAGGTGTGTTGCTCTCTCTTCTATCTGATATATTATTAGTATTAGAATTTGAACTATTTTCTAATGTATTACTTGCTGTATTTATTCTATATTCGGCACCATATCGTTTAGAAGTTTCGCCATCATTAAAAATATCCCAGTTTTGAAGTGCGTCAAACATTTTGTTATAAATTGGCATTATTTCGTTTAACTTCACATCTAGTTGTATTTTAAATGCTACAAATGTTTCGTACCCAATTCGACGCATAAGAAAATGATTCAATATATTTGTTTCAAATTTATCCTTATCAATATTAGAACTTAAAGGATAATTAAAATCAAAAACTCTTGTGTGTCCTTCTTTTGCTAAATCTTTTATTTTTACTTGTTCATTTTCTGCTTTACCAAAATTAAGCATTGAATCTAATATGTCATATATAGTTGGTGGTCTATCATCTGTAGGTGTAAATATTGGGTTTACAAAAAAGTAACTATTAAAAAATGGATACATTATTCGTCAACCCCTTCCATATCAAAATTTTTGTCATCTTCGGGTTCCTCTATTGTAGAAGGTACACCGTCATAATAACTAACTTCTATATTCATATTGAATTTGTTATTTATTTGCTGTACTGCACGTTGTCTAGGCTCAAAACGACTAAATCTACTTGCTATAGTACCGCCTTGCATTGCATTAATTTCATCTTTTATGTTACGTTCTTTTTTCTGATATGATAAATTTGAAATACCTATAAGCCTTAAAAATTCATTCCATATTTTTTCTTGGTGTTGGTCAATTTTATCGGCTACAAATGGTGCTGGCTCTAATACAAGTGTTGTATCGTCTAAGTCTAAATTATCATAGCTAATTACAGTTTCAGCATTACTATCAACGTTATTTACTAAGTCTTGTATACTTTTTAAGTTTTCTGTTTTTGTTTTCCAAAAACGAGGTGTACGTTGCTGACTTATATTTATGTCTGATGTTCTTGTATTCATTGCAATACGTTCTGCATATTGAATAATATCTGCTAATAATGGATAATGTCCGTTATTATCGTACATTATAACAAACTCACCATAATTTAATTTTTTGTTATATCCAGTATTTGAATATACTTGTATTTGTTTTGGTCTACCGTACACGTCTAAGCCACCAAAATTAGCATAAGGTAAAGCAAGCAAACCTAAAATGTCATCATAGAAAAATGCTATACTACCATTAATTACAAGCTGTGCGTTTAAATATGATACGTCAATAAATTCTGGAAGTCCTTTAAATTCAAAAACATTTTCAGCAAGTGATAAAAGCTGTCTTCGATACATTAGATACGTCTTGTAATTATTAAGTTGGCTATTTATAAAACGTTTTTGCATTTCTTATCCTTCCCCTTTCTAAAATATAAAGGTAGCAAAATGCTACCTTTATTTTTTATCCTGCAATAGTAATAGTAGCTGTTCCAGTTTTAGAATTGTCAAATATAGAAGTTGCTGTAACTGTTACTGTTGTTGCTGTTGATTCTTTAGCTACTTCTAATACACCGTTTTGATTTATAGTAACACCTTTACCTGCACTATCTTCATCTATAGACCAAGCAACTGCTTTATTTGTAATACCAGTTACCTCAACAACTGCTGTAAGTACAAGGCTTTGACCTTTTGTAACTGTAGCTGTAGAAGGGTTTACTGTAACACTTGTTACTGTGCTTGCGTCTTTTGTAAATGCTAAACATTGTTCAAAAGGAGAAGTAGCAAATATTCTCCAAGCGTGTAACCACATTGTTCTTGCTAGTGTTTCTGGATTTCTAAATTCTGTAGACATTGTGTCAGCTGTATTGTCTAATGCGTAGTAATAATCTTTGAAGAAATTATCACTTATGATTAAACCTATAGTATTTTTAAGTCTTGTAAGTTCATTTTCTGTAAATGCTATATAAGCATTACCTAATAATTTTGCTAGTCTATCCCAGTCATTATCGCCAAAACCGTCTATTAATGCTAATTTTGTTCGCATTTCTGCGTCATTTCTAAAGTAAGAAGTAGCTAATACTTTTGTAGACATTTGTGCTTCAAAACCAGTAGAAACAATAGTTCTTTGTCTATCAAATGGTGTTGCAAGTCTTAGCCCAGCTGGGTTATAGTTTGGACTTAAAAATGTCATATTATTAGAATATTCCTTCATTATTGCTACATTGTCCCTTGCGTCGTTTGTGTCAAAGTCTGCTATTGTAACACTTGGAATTGTACCATTAATTAAACGTCTTTGAACTTGGTATTTATCAACTATGTATCTATCATATACATAAGATTTTCTTAATGCTGTATATACGGATTGAATTAAATCATATACACCAGTTTCATTATAAAAAGCTAATGCTATTTCTTGGTCATTTACTGTTGCCTTATAAAATTTTTGGAAATTTATTTCGTGCATATAGTTTAGAACATTTGGTACTTGTTGTTCTAAGAAGTGAGTAGGGTTATTCATATATTGATTATAGTCTTCTGCCTCTATTAAATCAACTATCATCTCACGAACTGTTTGTCCGTATCTAATTTGTCCTTGGTTTGTAAAGTCTTCCCAAGGGTTTGCCCACGCGTCACTTATTATTAAAGTCAATGCAATTACATTAACTGCATTTAAAAAAGCATTTTTGTATCTTGTATTAGATACAATTAAATCACCTATTTTTTGTATGTCTGCTCCTTGTTGTGGTAAGTTTATTATTTCTTGTAACTCTGGACTTACTTGTGCCATATAATTTAAAAGTTTGGCACTACTTTTAGTTGCTAATGTTTTTGCCATTTCTATTCCTCCTCGTCAGTATCTTTAAATATATCAACTTCCTCGACTTTTTCCTCTTCTTTAGGTTCGTCGATTTTTTCTTCTGTTTCTTTTTTTTCTGTTCCTAAAAATCTATTTTTGTATTTAGTCTTAATGTCGTCATATTTTGTTTTTAAGTCCTCATTTTCTACTTTTAATGCTTCGACTTCTGAATTGTCTACTATATCCATACTATCTTCTATATCTTCTAATAGTTCAATTTGTGTGTCCTCATCTGTAATTTTTTCGACAATTTTTTGTTTTAATTCATCTTTACTTAGTTTCATTATTATCACCCCCAACTTTTAAAATATCTGATAATTTGCCAAGTTTAATACCAGCTTTTGTTAAATTTTCGCAAATTGATAATACTTCCATAACGATTATATAAATTGATACTGTTTTTGCACAAAAATTAATACTAAAAGTCGCGTCTAAAAGAAAAGATAAAAATAAAACTAATAAAATTAATATTTTATGTAATAGACCCTTTCTCATTACAGAAGTATCAACGTTATTATTTATTACTGCTTGAATAAAACCAGTAATAATATCTGCAACACTAAAAATCACTGGTGTTAAAAACTCCCAAAAAATACTAGCAAAATTAAGGCTATCAATTATTACTTTTAAGTCCAATTTTTTATTCACCTCTCTTTCACTAGCTAATTTTACATAAAAATTATCACAAAAAATTATTTTTGTCAAATAAAAAGACAGTTAAAATAACTGTCTTTTATTTCGTAATTTTCTATAATAGATTACCCAAGGAAAACGTCTAGTTACTTCTTGTACTGGTATTGGTTCGGGTGGAATTATACTTCCGTCATATTCTATTATGGTATTATCAACATTTGGAATTCCTAATATTGTACAAGGGTTTAAAAAGGTTGAACAATTCCAACTTTGTGTAACAGAGCATTCTAAATGAAGATGTATTCCTGTTACATTACCAGTCGCTCCCATTCTTCCTATAATAGTATTTAAATCTACACTGTCACCTACCGTCACTTGCAAACTTCCTTCAACCATATGACAATATCTCCAATAATGTCCTTCTTCATCAAGTATTTGGGCTTGAACTCCTAATGAGTGCGAAGTAGATGTATTTATATATATTACTCTACCTTTTTTAACTGGATATAAATAAGGGTTTCGTTCTGTATCACCATATGGTGCAAAGTCTGTTCCAGTGTGCCAACCGCACGAATAGCGACTATCTTTTACCCCAAAAGGGTAAGTTATTATTGAAGTTGAATGTATAGGACTATTATTTATTTTTACTGTTGCCATATTTTATATACCCCCATTATACTTAACAAAACCAGCTTTTCTACCAACAACATTACCGTTACTATCTGTAAGAAAATAAACAACTAAATATTTACCGTCAATAATTCCATAACAGTCTGCATATTCTCTAGGATAAATAGTACCAATTTTTTTTGTACAAGCTAAATCTTGATATACTGGCTCATCTGTACTTCCATTTTTCCAAGTCTTCATATCAAAATCACCCCCAACATCATTTGAATTACTATTGTTAGAACTTGAAACATCAATATAACTGTAGTTCATATCAACTCTACCAGATATTCCACTAATTGAACCATTACTTGTATATTGCCATATATCAACTCTAAAATCTACAGTATAATTAGTTTTATTCCATTCAGCAAGCCATATCTTATAATTAAGTAGTTGGTTTATATCTAATTTATTAGTAAACCAATTCTTATTGGCATATATTCCAGAATTTCCAAAACTTTGACAAAATTGAATTGCTAAATTAGTCATAGATTTTTTGTCAATATAACTTATTTGACTGTCTTCTAAATCTAAAAATATTGGATATTCAAAACTTTTACCTTGTATTTTATTTTTTACCCAATTAATAGCACTTGTCATAGCCTTTGATGTTTCAACATAGCTATAAACATAGCAACCTACTTTAAGACCTACCCTTTTAGCTGAATTGTAATAACTTTCAAATTTACTATCTATGGTGTGATTTTCTTTGTTACCTATCCAACCTAATCTAAGGATAACAAAATCAATTCCATTTTGTTTTAATAAATTAAAATCTACATTTCCATTATGTGTAGATAAGTCTAGTCCCTTTGTCATTTTATCACCTCTTTACAAAAATTAAAATATATGATATATTGTTCTTGAACTTTTTCAATTTATAACCCCATTCTATATAATTATATAATATATAAAAAAATAATACAAGGATAAATTCCTTGTATTATTTTAATAAATTTTTTATTAAATCAGTTATAATCTTTTTATGACTATAAATTACTTGGTCATCTAATTTATTATCTCTAATAACTTTACATAATATTGATAATACTATATCAACATCAACTAAATCTTCTTTCATTAATGTTTCAATTATTGTTCCTAATTCATTAATAATACTTTTAATGTTACCAGTAATTTCACAAACTGTACATTTTTTATTTTCATTCCATTTTGCTTTAATCA